CCCGCTCCTATTCACGTAGTAATTTACCCAATGCTTCTTCTGCGTCTTCGTCATGTCGGCTGACAACTTCTTCACTTTCACGCCAACGCACTCGGTTGATGACTCCTCGGCCATCCACTTACCGGCGAGGAAACACGCGATGCACAGGCAAACGACGAATATGATCAGGTCTGGGTAGAACGGCTTTCTATCTGGTTTCATCTAAAGCTCCCTCTTTTTGAAGTAAATCAATCATATCACAATAGGCCTGTCTGCGCTCAGGATCTATGCAAAACATATCAGCCATTCGTTCGTAGGCAATAATAAAATTTAATACTATACGACGCTCTTGTTCAGTCATTTCAAACCTCGGCAGGTAGCTAGGCAAGTGGGAGAGTTCTTACAAGCATAACGTCCTTCAGAATACCATTGCTTGTGATGGCGGATAGTATCATTACGAACGCCTAGACGGGCGGCTATTAAGGGGCCTGGAATATTGAAGTAACGCTTCCAGAAAAAAGCTTCACAGCAATACCCCAGACCTACAACAATGAGGTATTCGACGGAGTTGGCGCGCGGCGGCTTATATTCTGTGCGCGTGTTATCATCCAGTAACGTGCTCATGATATTACAGTCCCTGATGTAATCATACCCTTCGCTCGCAGGAACATTCCCGCCGGCGTACTGTCCATGATGAGCTGGCCAGAGTTGATCGCACCGGATAGGATACCTTCGAAGTCGCGGAAGTCGGGAAAGTAGATATGGATCATCTTGTACGCCTCGGCATAGGGGATAGAACCTTTCCTGCGAACAAACTCGATGAAGCGTTCTGCTTGCATGGAGTCCTCAGAACGGCCAATGCGAGAGAATACTCGGTGCATATCGTTCTCAAGATCTTCAAGCATCTGGTTGGCCGTTTGGAGATCTTCGGCAGAGATAATAAGGGAATCACTGCGCGAGGCAGAGAGCACCATTGCAACCTTGTGCATATGAGTCTGCTTGCGGGCAGCATAACCCTCGAGCATCTGATCATCCATACGGGAGGAAGCGTCCTTCCAGAACTTCTCGTACCACACACGGCCCCAGTCGCGAGCTTCGGCGGATATGGTGAAGCGGCCGCAGAGCATGGCGATCTTCTCGAGGTCTTCGATGAGGCGACCGCGAAGCTTAACGTCCCCTTGCTTCACCTGTTCATCGACATAGGCAACGTACTTGTCCTTCGTGTCTCCGTAGACGAAGATGCAACGGGAGGAGAGACCGCCGCCGATCATTGCCTGGGGCATATTGTCAGCAATCCAGTGGGGCGTCGTGCCGGCTTGCATATTGATCCAGGGAGCTTCGATAATGTCATTCCCACTCATCTTGGTGATCTTCTCGTAGGTCTTCTTTCCATCCCAGAGTTCGATCAGGAGATTAATCATGTCCTTGTCTTGGAGATTGAGGAGGGAACCGAGCTCGGACGCCACGAGGGTAAGGGGCGACATTGGATGCCACTCAGCTTCGTACTCGAAGGACTCCGATGCTCCGGCGAAAGCGGATACGAGGGCTTGCCAAGTGATAGCATTAGGGCCGAACTTAATGCCAGGGACTTGCCGAAGTAGATCGGTGGAGATGTCGATAGTGGTGGATTTCGCTATGATCCCTGGAGGGCCGACGAAGATGATGTAGAAGCTGGGATACCACTGGAATCTCTTCATATCGATCCAGACGCGGCGACGGAGACAACCCGCGATAGTGCCGACAGCGCTCCAGAAGTGCATCCGCCGAGGAGCCTCCGTGACGCTAGCATATTCTAGGTAGGCGGGAAGCCAATCAGGGAAGTTACGCACAGTCACCCCACGAGATCGGAGAAGTCTTGATGCCGGTAGGAATGATCAGAGGATCTTCGTAGGGAATTACGATTCGAGAGGCATCCCGCATAAGGGGCAGAAGGTAATCGCGTCTGTGAGTCGGGAATTGGCCGGCAAGACTATCGTGAACTTGGAGCAGAACTTGCACCTCAGGAAGATGTTCATGAAAAGCAAGCCAGGCACGGTTGATAACGATTCCGACTGTACTTTGAGGAACCCATGCGACTGCAGCTGGAAGGAGAAGTTCATCAATTCTGTCGAAGATGTACCAACGATAGCCGAAGCGATTCTCGACGAAACGATACTTGAGGACTTGGCGCGTGACGCGCTCGTGCCAAGCGAGAATGCCAGGGTGTGCCTGGAACCAACGCTTCTGAGCTGAGTCGATTTCCTGGACGGTGCGACCTGTGTGTGCTGCGACCGTCTTTGCTTTACCAAGGTAGTTTGTTGCGTGACAAAAGACCTTAGCAAACTCTCGCTTGTGCTTTCTTGGGCCTCGGTGATCAGGGTATCGGGGGTGATTTTCGACGAGTTCTTCAAGGGGCGGCGGCTCATGATTGTCGATTCCGTAAGTGTTGAGAAGGTGAATGTCTGCCCCCATGCGTAGAGCGGCCTTGAGCATCGAGTCGTCAGACTCCCAGACTACGACCTGAAGATCCGCGCGATCCAAGTCCATGTCGAAGAAAGTGAAGCCAGGATCAGGGCCATACATAGAACGAATATTAGGAAGTGTGAAATCCATTGATCCACGAGCAGCAGCTTTTCCGCTAGATTTCGATTTCTCAGACGGAATGGTCTGTAGATTTCCACCACTTCCAAAAGGATTCTTGCTGCTACTAAGACGATAAGAATATGGAGCAGATTTTCCACCGGCATCTCCTGCTATGTTGAAAGAGCAACGCATCCGGCCATCATCGTCCAGGGGCATCATGACGAAGTCGCCGAGGAACTTGTTCAGGGTACGGATGTCTGCGATTGCGTTGCAGATTGGTTTGATGAGGGGCTCCTTAGCCGCGATGCGGGCAAGTGCCTCGTCGTCGCAGGTTGGGGAGAGTTTCGTCCGACCAGCTATCATGATACGCTTGAGGATCGGCGGCTGCCGCAGGTCTTCATAGAAGAGGGTCTGCATCTGCTTAGGAGAGGCCGGATTGATCGTGTGGCCAAGGATGTTGTAGAGAAAGGCCTCGCGGTGGGAGAGTTCTTCCTGGATGTCGAGGGCCATCTGAGCCTTGATCTCGGGGCGGATATGAACACCTCGGATCATTGCGCGGAGGACGGGGAGGAAGAGGGATTGCTGTTTCGCCTCGACCTCAGAAAGTCCCATAGAAGCTACGGAAGCGGTAAGGACTTCGCCGGCTTCACGGGTGTAGATGCAGTCCTGGAGATTGTAAGTCCAACGCTGTTCTTCTGGAACGTCAGAGGCTATCTTCCCTTCGTCCTTCCAATAGACGTACCAGTCGCAATACATGGAGGCGATGAAGGCAAGGCCCTTGGGCATGGCGGCGAAAAGGGAATGCTGGGTAATCATGGTGTCCTGGCCGCCGCGAGGGATGAAGTGCCAGTGGCGATAGACGTACTGAGCATCGTAGAGGCCGTTTTGCCAGCGCACTCGGATATTGGGGTGAGTGAGGAGTTGGTAGAGCTTGAAGATGATGATTGCCTCTTCGTCGGCTGACCAGTACCCTGCCGGCTTGCCCCGCGCCATGAGGGGAATGCAGATGGCGTCGGTGCGCGACCAGGAGAATCCGATGCAGTCGATGTGACCGCCGCGAGTCTCGATGTCGAAGTCGAGCCAGACAGGATCGCAAAGGGCTGCGTCGGCATCGTACTGAAGCTTTTTGATTGTATCGAGAGTCTGCTCAAGTGAGGGACGGACAAGAAACTTCCACGTCGGCTTGTTAGCGTAGCACCGCGAAGTCATATGATGCTTCACCCGCCGCAGGTCGTTCAGGATCACTGCGCGAAGCTCGAATTGCTTGAAGACCTGACTCGCCGGATAGGTCGGAATGACCTTGGGTAGTTCATCCTCCGTCTGCAGCCTCCCCATTGCAAGGATCTTGAGGAGTGACCCCCGCCACTTGGCTACGCTCCAATGGCCAGTAAGGGCGAACAGGGCGAGGTTTCCGAAGGCTACGATTATGTTCGGCTGACACATCTCGATCTCTGCCAGGAGTTCGGCGTAACCTTCCGCTACCTGGGGGAGGACGTACTGGCCGTGAAGCTTCACATGGGCAAGGGTGATCTGATTCTTCTTTGTGGCAAGAAGGGAGGTTAAGCCGCCCGCCGGCGTACTCTTGCAGACGTAGGTAGCGTAGCACTCACTCCGCATAATCCCCGCTTCGTGGAGAAGGCGGTTAAGTTCCTGGCCGCTTCCGCCGCCGAAGGGATGGTGAGAGTTAGTATCACTCTCCGAGGGTGCTTCTCCGACAAGCATGATACGAGTAGGTATTGTACCTTCTCCATTGATTCTCATGATCAGATCCCGATAGCAAGGTCTAACTCCTGTTGAGCCCTAAGGGACTCAATGCGTTTAATGCTAATGCCAAAGGCGGACTGATCGAGTTCGATGCCGGTTGCGCGAGCCTTGAGTGCATGGGCGGCGGAGAAGATTGGGCCGCTGCCGCAGAAGGGGTCGAGGACGGATTGGCCAGGAAGGATGGAGCGGCCAAGGAGATCCTGGAATAGAGCAGCTGGTTTCTGCGCTGCGTGGCCGAGGTTTGTGTCGGGCGGGTAGTCAAGGACGTCTCCGAGCATCTTGAGAATGGGACGCTTGCCCTTTACCGCGTAGAGGATCATTTCGTATTTCCGCTGCGGGCCACAATCAGGCCAAGGGGCGCGCATACCGGAACGCTTGAGCCAGATCAGGGGAGTGCGGAAGACGCTCCAGCCGGCGGCCGAGAAAAACTCGCGGATAATGAGGAACTTATCGCTGTCGCAGAAGGCGTATAGGTGCGCCTGGGGCTTCGTGATACGGAAGGACTCGCGAGCAAGGACGGAGTAGCAACGAAGGGCATTCTCTTTTGAATCTTCGTAGCCATGTGCGCCGGCTGCGAGGCCGCCCGAGTCGCCGAACTCATCTGCGCCCATGCCGTAAGGTGGGTCAGTGAGGATCACGTCAAAGGTCTCTGCCGGAGCCGTAGCGAGCCACTCGAGGGAATCCTCGTTCAGACAAGTATGCAGGTCTGCCGTGAATGTCCGACCTACCGAGGCACCAAGCTCCCGATGCTTAGTGGCCGTTTCTTGTTTCTTGAGGATTTTAAAGGCTTCGTCGACCGTTTTCGCGGCAGAGACTTCGGGGTTGCTAAGATGACGCGCAACGATAAGTTCCCGTCGCGTAGTCTCCTGGTTGATACCTTCACTGGAACCCCGTACTTCAAGAGCAATGGAAGCAACAGTGGGGATAGCGGCTCCCATAGCGGCAGCTTGTGTGCTGCGGAGACGCTGAAGTTTAGCGACCGCTGCAGCCCGTTCTTGCCAAGTGAGGTTTTCACGATGGAGATTCTCCTCTAGTTCGGCCTCTTCCGCCGCGATGGGGTCAAGGTCAGTGAATAAGGTGTAAGGGATGAGGCCAAGGGGAACGAGCTCTCCGTCGTGGGAGAACTGGCCGCCGAGGGCAGCTAGGTCAGTGATGGCGCGAAGGCGGCGCTCGCCGGCTACGAGGACATATTCCTCCCCTACGATGCGGAGAACGATTGGATGAAGGAGTCCTCGCTTAGCGATTCCGTCGGCAAATTCATGAAGCTTAGCTTGATCGAATACCCGACGCTGCCGATCGGGGGCAACTTGAACTCTGGACAGTGAAATGTATCGTTTCATGGGGCAGTTCCTGGAAATAAAGGGCAAAAAACAAGGGGCAGCATCGCCCCTTGGAAGAGGAGGAGGGCCTTATCCGCGAAGGACTTGGCCGATGCGCTCTTGAATCGCCTCGTTGTACATCTCGTGGGAGACCTTGACCTTCACGACCTTGCCCGTCAGCATACGCCATGCGAAGGGCTCGCCAGGATTGTTCAGATCACAAGCATCGCGGTAGGCCTTTTGCTGTCGATTCTTTCCCTTCCCGTTGTCGATGCCGCCCTGGGGAGTGAGATCAAGGAAAGCACGATCCGTGATGGTCATTTCCTTCGGAAGGCCGAGGCCTTGGACAGCCGCCGGTACCTGGATGCGGAGCGGAATCAGCATAGAAACCCAGGGCTGACCGATACGATCACCCTTACCAATCGTCCCCGCGTCGGTCTTGATTTCGCCGATGACCGCAGTGTAGAGGCCGTTCTCATCGTCAGGATTCTCCGTGGGCAACGGAGGACGCTTTTCATTTACTTCGGTCTGTTGTGCATCGAGGAAGGTGTTAGGATCAAATTGACTGCTCATGGTGAGACTCCTTACTTGGTTAGAAAGATGGTCGGAGAGTGCCGACCTTCACTTAATACTTCGTGCGGATTATGAGAACATAACGTGCGCGGGCAGCTCGGTGTTTGTTTCGGGCGGTCGATACCATTCGTCCTCCTAGCCCCAGAAAAGCCCGCCATGCCCCGTATTTGCCCGTTTTGGGGCATTATGATTTACTCCGTTTCTTCCAGACGTCAAATATTTGGGCGAAGTCTGGAGCGATCTTACTGCGATAACCCAGGCTCCGCGTCTTGGTATCGACTCCATAAGCCGCCGTATCCCAATAGAACTTATCCGCCTCCCGCGTCGTATAGATGATGTCGGAGAATAGCGTCGGGATCTCTGTGGCCAGTGCCTTACCAATCGCCTTTATCATGATCTTGGTTGACTGAGTAATTGCGTCCGTTTCTCGATCAACGTGGGCAGTCATGACGAACGGACACTCCATACCCTGGGTGCAAAGGCGCAGGAAATTCATGAGATTGTTCTGTGCCACGCCGTAGTCGCCAGGCGACGCCATTGGACGCGAGCCGATTTGCATCTTCATAGCGGCGTTGGAGGTCTCCGTAAGGGAGTCCATGACGAATATACGCTTTGCTGTAAAGGCGTCAATCGGGCCAAGCGATTTTCCAGTTCGATCATCTTTAAAATCAGAGCAAGACTGAAGGATTTTGAAGAAGGCGTTATTGTCGCCGCCACGATTGGAGTCGATAGATTTGGCAAGGGCTTCATAGGATAACTTACCGACAGAATCGGCGGTCTGCATGAGGGACTTGAGGGAAATGGGCTTCGTCGTTTGCTGGTGCCAGAAGAGATTCGCCGGCGGCTCATGCCCCTTATCGCGGAAGTAACCGAGGAGAGTCTCTAAGCCATTCTCGGTGAAGAGGACGGCGACTTCGAAGCCATTGGCGGCCGCCCAATCGACCAGGGTTCCAATAGCATAGGTCTTTCCTGTCCCGCCGAGTCCCATGAGGCAGACCTTCGGCCCGACAAGGCCGCGAGCGTCAGGAGGACTCAAGACAGGGACTGAACTTACAGTTGTCAGCATGATTTAATCCTTCAATCAGTGCGAGAAGTTCTCGCGTTAGTAATTCAGGAGAACAGGAGTCAAGGTGGCAACCCTCGTAGCCGACGAGGAACTGGCCGTCTCCGTGTTCCGCACAAAGGCGCTTTTCGATAGTCCATCTGGCGGAGATGACGGGAGCATAGTCAAACTCGTAGGCGTAGATTGCCCTGCCCCAAAGTTCCCCGCAGACGGAACAAAAGTAAGCTGTGTGCGGCCAGAAGGCCGACTGGCCCTCGTAGCCACAACAGTACTGACGGCGAGAACCGACGAAGCCGCCGGCTTCGAAATAATTAATCACAGCGTTTCCGGCGTGAGGATAGTTAGTCACAATCCGGCTCTTGCGCGGCTTCGAAAGCGTCCCAGAGTTCCTCCTCGAAATCACAGGACTCGAGGGCATCCGAGATGGCGGCTATGCGCTCGGGAGTGAGCTTGATCTCCTTCCCGTTGCAATCGAATGCGTCGAGTATCTTGGTCTCTGTGATATCGCACTCGGACTCCTCGGGGTAACAGTCCTCCGGCGGGCCGCTGAGCTTCGCCGACTGCCAGGACATATCAGCGGAGATTCGGATATCCACGGAGATCTGTTCATACTCCCCCTCGCCGAAATCCACTTCGAGTTCGATCTCTTCCACCTCAGTTGTGATGTTCATTCGTCTTCTCCTAGGAGTGTTTCAGTGCGGGCGACTGGATTCCACTGGCGACGCTCGAATTGCTGCAGCAGGAGTGGCGTGGGATCTCTCATCTGACATACGTTGCGGAAGGGGCAGCCGCCGTACTCCGCGCAAGCATGGTCGAGATTGTAGTCGAAGTAGTTGGACTCCCAGGCCTCCATCATCCTCTTAATGTCGCGGAGGAGCTGCTCGTACCATCTCTCTATCATCCAGGCAGGACGGTAAGTGATAGCTTGAAGGGTGTCGTACTTGGTTTTGAGAATCGAGACTCCTCGAACAAGAAATCCATCAAGTTTAATTCCAGCTCGCTGAGCTCCCCAGACGTAGCCGGTAAATTGACTACGCAGATCCCACTGCCGCGGCCAGGAAGCTCCAAGCTGACTAGCAGTCTTATCATCTTCTCCAAGGTGCATCCCTTCATACTCGCACATCATATCCATGCGGCCAGAGTAAAGTATCGGATCCCCTGTCTCTGGGTGGATGATGTCCAAAGGCTCGAGGAAGTTGAATTCGATGCCTGTCTTTCCGCCAGGCAGGGTCATCGGGATTGCTTTGTCTTCACCCAGGCGATAATGCGAAAAGTAGAACTCGAGCGCGCCGGCTGTACGATCCGCCGACTTCGCACTCTCGGGGGGACACTGGAAGTCGCCGTAGGCTTCAAGGAGTGCTTTGATCCCGAGAGCAACCGCATCATCAGCCGCCACGCCGTCGATGTAGTAGGCACGACGGGCGGCTTCAATTCCCGTGGCATAGCTTGCTCCTGCGTGGAGGTGAATGGACTGATCCCGAAGCTTCCAGTGTTGGAACGACTCGAGCTGGGACTTCCGAGGGCAGGACTTAAAGCCCGCCATAGTGGTACTGTCAAGGACAGTGGGAAAGGGAGGGCGATTCATGGGGCGATCTCTCCCTGGTATTCTATCGCCATGAGTTTCTGAATCTCCTCCCGCACACGTTCGCACTCCTTGTATGCTTCGGCTTGGATCTTCATTTCCTTCGCCTTAAGTACTTTGACCTGAGCGAGAAGAAGCTCCTTCTCGTCTGGAACAGGCAAGTCGAGCTCATGTTCGCCGAGGAAGATGTAGCCGTACTGTGACATATCGCAACCTTGGAAGTTAAAACTGAACTTCGGATCGCCGCCCTCGGCGTAGGTGTTATAACTAGCGTGGAGATATGCTTGGATCTTCATTTCTTTTCCTTTCTATCTCGGCGGCTTGCCCGACCACCACAGGACTCGGTGATGAGTGCGCCGAGTAACACTAAGAATACGATGAAGACCACCTCCATCAGAGGCCTTCAAGATCCGCGAGCATATCCTCGGCCGCAGGAATGGCCGCAATAGCCTTCTTCCGCGTCGCAGCGGTTTTCTGCGCTGCCGTAGCTGCACCGAGTCTCCCCGCGCGGAGAAACACCACGGCCTCCTTCATCTCCTCGAGGGTAAGCGTACCTTCTGCTGCGCGGAGTCGCCAGGATGCGATCTTCGCTTGGAGATCCAGGGGTATTGGACTATTCATGGCAGAGTTTCCCGTAAAGTGCTTTAATAGATTCATTCGTCCCATTGACAATGAGCGCGCCTGGAGTACTTCCAAGCCACGGAGCAAGGTCGAGGAAGTCGCCGGTAAGCCGCTCGCGGATTAGTTCGACGAGGAATCGCTGATATGCTGCATGGGGAACCCGCCCTTCGAGATCGGAGTAAAGGTGCGCGCTGAGCAGGGTATGGACATCCAAGGGCAGCGCTACGTTAAGTGCGATGCTTGGAATCAAGTTAGGCCGGCGACCCATTATTCATACTCCTCGTAGGAAAGATAATTCCCCTCGTCATCTTGACGAAGGATCTCATAATCAATGGCGGCAAGACGCGAGACGAGTACATTCACTACGTCCTCTTCGTATTGTCCCTCTAGGGTTATCTCTGTCCATTCATGCCGAAACTGCGGCCGAACAGCAAGTTTAATACTCATGAGCAAGAACCTCGCGTAGGGCAATCTTGGATTCCTGCGACATGACTGGCAGGATATTCGTACCGGCCGGAAGGAAGAGGATTTCTCCTTCTCCGCCGAAGGATAGGGGAGCGTGAAGCTTTACTGAATGGATGCCGGCAAGCTGGATTATAACGGTAAGGAGACAGTAGGCTGTGACTGCCGGCCGCGTAAGGGTAACGTAGAGTTCGGTAGTCAGTTCCCGCACCGTCGAGTCCTCGTGGTCTAACGCCACTGGCCCTTTCCAACCCCAGTCGCCCGAGACTTCCTCGATGCAATGAACGGGCAGCTCCGCTTCCTCACGGATGAGCCGCCGGCAATCCGGCTCCGAAACATGAGTCCATTCACTGAACACTCCGAGCAGGGTCTGTGTCTCGCGATGGAGGAGGGCAACATTCTTCCCCCTATTCCAGTTATCGGGGTCACTCCACAATTTCGCGCCTTCGCGCGCCTTCGGTTCCCCCGGCCTCCGTACCGTGGCCTTGGCCTTGGCCACTCTCGTTTCCGCCTCAAGCCGAACGGCGGCTTTGGCCTCTCTATAAAGGTCGTCTAGATCGATTTCGTCCTGCATGGTGAGCCTCGCATTATTCGAGCGGGTTATTAAAGGATAATCCGCGCATCCTAAGCCTCAAGGTGGAATAAATGGCAGAAACCGGATCACCGGCTCTGCCACCTACCGCCTGTGGGAGAGGCTCATTTCGCCCCACAGACTCGGAAAGTGAAGGGGTCACGTTCCTAGTGGCAAAGCCCCAATTAAGGGGCTAGGCCATGAAACTTGGAACTAGGAGCTTAGATGTTCGCCAACTCCGCATCGGCATCGACCTTGGCAGTCTTGGCCAGCTTCGCCTCTTCGAGCCGCTTGATGATGA